TTTGTTTATAATACTCTCTTAATAAAGTATCATTGTCTACGTTAGAATAATCATGATTTAATCTTACATAATCTTCTAATGTGCCTCCAGTTTCATTCATAAAGTCTACAACTTTAACAATGTTTTCTGGCAACGTAGTTATATTTTCTTTTGGAACATCTTGAGATATAACCGCTTCTGGTTTATCTTGTGTTTCCATTTTTTCGCCTATTTCTATTATTTCTTCTTCTTTTTCTTTTTCTTCAACTATTTCTTCAATAATAGGTTTTACTTCTTCTTCGGCGGGCCGTACTTCTTCAGCCACTTCTTTGCTGTCGCTACTGTCTTCGGGCTTCTTGACAATAGCATCGCTATCATCTGTCTTTTGTGTTTGAACGGCATCTGTTTGTTCTTTTAATTCTTCTGTTGTTTCAACTTTTTTAGATAAATCTACTTTTATAGGTTCATCTGTTTTAACTAGTTTTTTAGGTTTTTTAACCTTAAGCTTTCCAGCTTTTTCTTGTATTTCTGACATAATATAATATAATAAAAATTAATAATAATTGTTAAATCTCATCAATAGATACTCCACCAAACTGATTTGATTCAAAGTCTGTTGGTAAGGTATCGTTTTGACGTTGACTTATCATTTTAGACTGTTGTGTAGCCTGTATTCTAGTTCTCTCATCTTTACGATCTTCTATTTGTTTTTCTTTTGCTTTTTGAGATTTTAATTCTGCATCTTTAAGCTTCATATCATACTCAAACTGTTTAGCCATTTTTTGCTCTTCTATTTGAGCTTGCGTCTGCATTCTTTGTATTTCAAAATCTGATTTTGCTTTTTCTATTTGCATCTCTGTTTCAGCTATAGCTTGTTTCTTTTGAACATCAGCCATAGCTGCGTTTTCTGCAGATTTACTGTTAGATTCTGTTTGAGCTTGTATATTGGCCATTTGTGCTTCTTGATCTGCTTTTTGTTTTTTAACTCGTTTATATTTTAATACTTGATTTGCTAATTGTAGGTTTTTAATTTCTCTAATATCAATAGCATCTTCAAGAAATATTTGATTTTGTTGTAAAGCCATTTGAATATTTTGCTCAAGCATTGCTTTTTCTTCTTCTTCAGGTTCTAACTCTAAAAATACACCAAAATCATATAAATGTAAGTTGTCTATTTCTTGTAATGTAGCAACATTAAACTTGCCAATACTAGCTTTTAATGAATCATTTGTTAAAGCAAAATCTAACATATCTGATATTCTTAATGAAATATTTTCACAAGTTCTTAATGTTAAATATAAGGCTCCGTTTAATATATGTTTAGTAGCTGTGTTTGATGCGTTTGCAGCCATTTTTTGTAAACCAACTAAAGCGTTTTTATCTGGTAAACTACCATCTCTTGCTTCGTTTAACCCGGTTACATCTCTAATCATTTGTAAGTAATACTGATAAGTATTTATTAAAGATGCTATTTTACCATTAGCACTAGAAGTTTGTAGTTCTTGAATAGGAACTTTACCTCTGTTAGGATCACCATCTTGAGTTAAAGATCTACCAACTATACTACCAGTTTGAAAATACATGTTTAATGCTTCCTGCGGGTTGTAATTAGTTCCATTACCTAAATCAACTTCAGCTAAACCATCTACATCTACAAAAACACCATCTGGTACCATCCTAGCAATTACTTGTTGTAATTTTAATGAAGTTAATTGTATCATATCAGCAAAACCAGTTATACGGTTTACAAGTGAATCAATTCTACCTTGATACATATGGGGAGCTACCATGTTGTAATTCATGTTAACTTTTGTTAAATCACTTTTAGGTCTGGTCATGTTTTTACACATTTCCCATCTTAACATTTGTTGTACTCCTAAAACTTTAGCACCACTAAATAAAACTTCTATAGATCTTGATACTCTGTCAAAATTATCACTCGGTGGTGGATTAAAAAAGTCAGGCTTTTCTAATGCTTTTTCTAAACCTTGTTCTGTTTGTTTTATTTTAAATACTTGATCTATATATGTTTTATATTCAAAATACAAAACTTGAACTAAGTCTTTATTATAAGGCCCTCTTAAATATCCTTCTCTACCAGGATATTTTTGTATCATTTTAAGTTCTTCGTTAGTAAGATTAGGAAACTCTTTTTTAAGTTCAGCTATTGTTATAGATTTTATTTCACCTACATAATATATGTCTTGAAAATTAGGATCATTTGTATAAGACCAAACTAAATTTGCTGGGTTTACGTAATCAATTACAACTCCTTCTGACTTATTAAAACCTGTTTTCACTGCTCCGATACCTATGGTAACTATATCTTCAACAACTCTTTTGTTTGTTAAATTATATTTATTAAAATCTAAAACATTATTAATTACCTCTTCTTCAGCTATTTCAACTGATTGTTTGTAATTTAATTGCATGTGAACTTCTAGCTCTTCTTTGTTTTGAGGTAAGTTAGCAGGATCTAATGAACTATATATATCAACACCTAAATTTTGTTTTATGCTGTCTAACAAAGGTTTGCTCATCATATCTCTCATCAAAGAGTTTGCATAATTAGTTCTTTGTTTAGTAGAAAAAGGATCTTGAGCAAAAGCTTTTATTTCATAATCTTTTGAAGATATACCGTTTACTACTATGTCAACAAATTTTGGTATAATAGGTACAGGTTTCCAGTCTAAATTTAAATAAGATAAATCACCATTTATTGATAATTCATCTTTATATTTTTGTACAGATTGTTCTCCTCTAGCATATAGTCTTAATCTATTAAAGTTTTGATAGCCAGTTTGCCATTTACCCATATTAACTTTACCGCCTCTAAACCATTCATATTCAATGGCTTGTCCAACTTTAAGCCCATACTCTAAACTAAGCTTTTCCGCGAGAGGTACCACCTGACTTGGAAACGAACTATAAGTACTTGTTTCAATCATTTATTAATTATTTTTGATTTATAACCTCTGTTATCATATTTAGAAAAATTTAAATTTACTTTTTCTTTTATAATTTCAGCAACTGGTCTGTATTTATTTTTATTACAAGCCATAATAGCTAAACCTGAACTTATTGAAGCATCATGTTTTGTTCTATTGTTTATATCGAAAGCAGCCCAATCTTCTAATGTTCTTTGAAAATACATTGTTCCATATTGTTCGTTGTTGTAACCTACAAAACTTTCAATATAAGATTCAATAGCTGCAGCGTGTGCTTGTTTTATATCTTCGCTTGAATTAGGTATTCCACCTATTTCTTTTTCAGCAACAGATAATTTATATAATGTTTTATCTGGCCTGTTCATAGAGTAACCTCTATAACCTCTTCTTTTTAAATAATATAATAATCTAGGTTTATTATTTTCTGCTAATAATGGCATGCCATAAAAATACAAAGCCATTAAAACATCTTCAAAAAAAGTTTCAGCAGTTTGAGGCCTAGCAACATATTCTAAAAAAAATAAATTAGGTGGACAATTATCCATAGTAAATTTTGTTAAACCATGAAGAGAACCTTTAGATCCTCTACCGTCTACCGTTCCTGATATATCGTAACTATCACAACCAAACGCACCCATATGCTCATTAGCCGGGTATTTTTTTCCATTTTTTACAATATATCTATTTTGTTGATGTACATCAGGTACCCATGAAATTAAAAACCTTCCGTTTTTATTAGGAAAAAATCTAACGCTTGTATCTTTAATCCCATCTTCCCATTGAAAATTACCTTGAGTTATTACACCTTGTCTTTTTAAATCTTCGTTATAATCAATTTGTTCGTAAATTTTAGTTAAATTAAACAAAGATTTTTTAGTTTCATCTCTGAACGCGTGTTTTTCAGTACGTGGAAACTGTCTATATAATTCATTAAGTGCGTCTGGATCGTTCTTAAGGCCTTCTACTTCATTATCCCAGTGCTCAATGACACCGATTTCAATCTTTTGACCATCGATTCCTTTAACTCCTTGTTCTGGAGTTTCAAAGACAGGGTGTCCATAAGCATCAATGTATCCTTCGTAGTTCCATTCCATAGGTATGAACAAAGAATATAATCCTGAGCTAGTCTGTCCATTGCGGTTTCTTTTGGTAACATCTGAGTCATAATATATTTTTTTATAGTTTCTACCTCCTTTATCTAAAGCATTAGAGGTAGATCCCATCATACATTTACCGATAATTCTACTACCTAATCTTAACGTTGTTTTTGTGACCCTCCAGTTGTTGAGTATATTTTCTGGCTTTTCCCATTTACCCGCTTCATCATGAACCAATAGCGCGAGTTTTTCCCCGTCATACGAATTGTCTCCTGTGTTTTTCCAATCGATCGTTGTGTCGAGTCCGATAATTTCCTCAAGCTTCTCGTTGTTATCCATTTTTTTACGAGTGAATCTCGACGCCGGTACTCTATAAGCAAGTTCTGTTTTCGGCCTATCCATCCCGTCTTGTATTGGTTTAAAGAAGAACGGGTAGTTGACCGATATTGGTACGATCTTGTCTGTAAACATTTTTTTAGCATCAGCCCCTGACTTTGATAAGACACCGAATCTAGCATCGCTTGATATTGTGGCCATGTTAACAGTTTCGCCTGACGCCATAAAAGAGAATCCTGAACGTCTATTCTTAAGATAACACATCCCGTATGATCGTGCGTCTGCTTTGCAAGCTTCCCAGAATATAAAGAATAATCTGTTTGCTTCCCTAAATTCTGCTTGCCCAACATCAATCTTTGACCACTGCAAATACATGTAGTGAGTACCAGTAATATATGTAGGAACACCTTTGTTGTAAAACCAAAAGCCTTCTTCCCTTCTTCTAAATTCTTCATCTATGTAACCGTGTAAATCTTTTTTAAATGTGTCGGGATATGCTTTCCAGTCAAATATAGTTTTTATTTTTTTTAACTCTGGCCTATGTTTAAATACTTCCCAGTATTGTTCTAGCTTTTTATTAGATCTTTTGTATACTTTTTCTTGTAAAGGTAAAGCTATTCGTAGGTTTTGTATTTCGTATATTTCACCTATTTTACCAGTTTTAGATATAACTATAATATCATAATCTTTATTATATCCATATTCCCATTTTTTGTTTTTATTAAAACTTTTTATTAAATGGTCTTTAATAGGTTCTACTATTTTATATAATGTTTGTTTATACATTACTTAGATCTTCTTTCAGCAAATCCACTAAAAGTGTTTTCTTTTTTTTCTGTAGGTTTGTTTTCTAAAATATTTTTTTCTTCTTCAATACGTGTCAATATTTCAAAAGCATCAAATATAGCTAGTTTTTTAGTAGCAGCTGCATTTTTTAGTCTGTCAGCAGATATATCATCTTCTGAATCTACTATAGGTTCTTTTGCAACCTTAATTAACTCATCAACTGCTTTTTGCCCAGCTTGGATTATATTCTTCTTCGTTTCCTTGACGTTCATATTTAATTACAATATCATTAGATTTCATACAGTAAAGACGCTTGTTATCAACAATAAAATCATATTCTCCGTATGGAGTATAACCTACAACGTCTCCCTCGGTTATTCCTAGCGCTTCTAACGCATTATTACCGTATTTTAGTATACCAACAAGCCTTTGTTCCAAAGAAGCGTTTATTTCATCTTTGTTTTTTAAGGGTGCAATAAAACACCTATTACCAAAAGCTTTCCATTTTTTATTATTTTTATATAAATATATTTGATCTGGCTGAACAAAATATAAGTTATCTTTAAAAAATGATCTACTATTTTTTTCGTCACCTCTAATATCATAAAACCTTCTAAAAACATTATGATGAATCATAATTAAATCACCTTGTTTTACAACTGTTTTATAAGCTAAAGGTATAGCAACTACTTTTGCTATATTATTAACAGATTTAAAACTTTCTAGCTTTGTGTTAATTATTAAGCTTTTGTCACCTAACTTAATTTTATTATTATATCGCTGACCATAAGGCTCAACAATAAAATCAAACAAGCTATTCATTAATATTCTAAATCATATTCAACGGATATTGCCATGTTAGAATTAAATTTCTTCCACGGCAATACCTCATTGTTTTTTTTGATAAAAATGTTATAAGAATTGTCTTTTTGTTCAGATATTATATGGGATATTACATGACCACCATAAACAGACTGACCAACAGAATAATGCATTGCATCGGTTTTGTAATCAGAACCGATACTGATTTTTCTGATAACTGACGACATTATTCTTCTTTTTTATCCTCTTCTTTTTCAATTGGTGTATATGTACCATCAGTTAAATTAATATTTACTGATCCATACTCTTCTTCAAGTTCTTTTTTAAACTCTTCAGTAGATTTATTAACCTCATGAAATTTCGCTAATACTGCGGTTTTTTGGACTTCTAAGATACCTGTTTCATTTAAAAGTTGATTTAACTCTTTTTGAAAGTCTTGAATCTTTTTTAATTGGTCTTCTTTGATTTTGTTTGGTTCACTCATTTTAATTTAATTTAATTATTTGCCTATTGATTTAAATTTTTCAGCCCCTCGAGAACCAAAATAGGCAACATAAACGGTTATCAAAAGGGATTTTAAAAGGTCTATCCATCCAGAATCAATTCCAAATGAAATATCAAACCCATCTAGTAATATAAAAACAACAAGAGATACTGTTAGGAATATTAAAGTCATAGGCCTTGTATTTTTACTTAGCCAACTATCTGATTTCATATCGCTGTCCCAACGTTTTGATATTTCTTGCATTTCTATTATATCTTGCTCTAATAATTTAAGAGCTGTTTCTTTGTCCTGAGGTGGTAGGTCTTGATCTTTGTCTATTAAGTTTTTAACCATACCTAGTGCACCTTTGTCAGGCAATATATCTCCTATTACATTTATAATACCGGATTTACCTAGAAGGAATTTTCCAACCTTCGTTTCTTTAAATTTTTTTTTAGGTTTTGACATATTGTTTATTTTTTATATACACTCCAAGCTTCTTTTTCCCAAGGAAGACTTTTAGCTCCTTCATTCATTTTAGATCTTGAGTAAACTTTACCTTTCCAATACACATTTTTATCGTCATAACTAAGATCACCTCTTTTCATTTGATCTATGTGTACCATTTCATGTTTAATAACTTCTTTACGTTCAATAGGGCTATTAACATCTTTATCAACTAAAATAGCTCCATTTTTATCAGCTTTACCAACTACACCGTCTTCTAATGGAACATTATAAACTGGAGTGTTGTCTATAGGGAAAGGTTGTTTTATTTTAAAAGCCATTAATTTTGTTTATAAGGAAACATTTTATTTAAAAAAGTTTTTCGGCCTTCACAGCCACAGGGTATATTTAAACCCTGTGATACTGTGTCAACCAACTTTTTAATACCAGTTGCTTTGGTTACTTTTTCAATACTGTCTCCTAAGCCTCTAGATTTCATTACGACCAAACAACGTCTGAAACTGTAATTCCTGTAGGAAGCTGTACTTTTGCTTTTACTCCTCCTGGATTAGCTGTTAATGCATAATTAATAGCATCTCTTACAGACGGAGTTGTACCTGTGCTTGTGTGAGTAATTGTACACTCATCAATTACACCTCCGTTAAATTTAATAATTGTTGATGTTCCTAGAGCTGCGTCAACACCTACGATGTTGTCTACTCCGATTAATACGTTCCCACCATTAAGGCCTGAGCCAGATGAATGAACTTCGATAAATTTTGCCATAACTTTGATTTTTGATTTTTGTTAATGATTGTTGTTAATGTATTTATGGGTGAGTTTTTTACAGACTCTACTGTTTATATTTCATTTTCATTGGCTCCTTCATTTTTAAAGGTTTTTTGCCATAAGCTTTTAAAGGAGGATTTTGCATTTGCATTGGATCTTTC